CCGCAGAGAAGTGGCTTCAACCCCAGAATCACTGGAATTGGCGTGAACTACCATTCACGCTTGAAGTTCTTCATCTGTGCCCAAGCCCCATTTGGAAAATTGACTTCGTCAGTACCTCGAGTGACCACCTCAGCATATCGATCAAAATAGTCTCTGTACACGTGAGGGATGTTTATGTAATCGAGAATCTTACCTGAAACAGGCTCAATTCTGGTCAAACTGTCGAAGTGTTTCTCAATTTCCCGTTGGCAGTTCTCAGTGACGCCGAATAGACGCTCAGTTAGCATGCGAGTTTTCCAAGGTACTTCGCGATAACCGTGCTCCGGCGATTTAGCATGAAACGCAATAGCTTCTTCCAATCGTGTGCGTTCCCAACTGTCGAACCGTTTGTTTGTTCTGATGAATCCTCGCACATCCAAAGAACGAGTACACCTCAAAATATAATGAGAGAAGGATTGAATGATTGGTGAACCGGTGTACTGATATGCGTAGGAGAGTGCTTTGCACCTAAGAAGCAATCTCTTCTTCTTGGCGCTGTAATTAACATACTTTTGTCCCGACCAACCAAAGGAACAAAGAACTTTGGCTGGGTCTGCTATATTTATAAGATCGTCGGGGTCAAAGAGCATTCCACAAAAGGACATTTCTTCGAATCTTTCATAGACTTTGCACTTTATCGTGAAGCCCAGTGCCAGGAAATCCGTCTCGCTTGGACATCTGTTCATGAAAGAGGTGTTTGAATCATCACCCTCGACCACAGGACTAACTTCCTCTCCTAGTTCCGAGAAGAGAAAGAGTATGAGCATTAAATTAGTAAAACCATTACCCAGCGAAGTATTCATTTCACCAGACATACGTTTGGCCTCACAGAAAACATCAAACCATTTATATTGACAGTGATTGTCTCCTGCGACCACCTCTCGAAGAAGCCTCATGAATTCAGGTCCATCTGGCATGTGTTGTACCATATGACTGTACAATTGAAATTCGCATGCTTCCATGATTTTCTTCTTGAAATGGCTTTCGTATGCAGTAAAATCTCCCGAAAAGAACTTGGCACCAACCCTATAAAGTCGTTCTTTGATATATGCAGGGCGTTCATTTAGGGGCACTTTCTTAATAAAAGCTGGGTGTTGGAAGATCTGTTCCTCGATCAACTTGAAAATTGGTCCAACGGCACATTTGAAGACGTCAGTGCGCGAGTTTATTCCTCTAGCGTGTTTATATTCAGGGTAAGTCTCATCCTTCATAAAAGACTTAACTTTGTGGTGACGTTTAGAAACGTGACAGTTGGCCTCATACCAACAATCAAGCAGTTCTTTCTTCCGTTTCTCGGGATAATTTGTGCGTGTAAGCCAAATTTCAACTCTGGTGTCTGAATGGGGATCTAAGGGAACAACATTCTTGAGTATCCATTTCTTCACAAATTTCTTAAAACGGGCGAACTTATTAGGGTCAGGCTCTGGAGGAGACATGAGAAATCTCTTCCTTATACCCGCCTCGACAGTATCCGGATCCGCTGGGTCACAGTGGGGCAAAGCAACACCATCGACATGGCAGCCTAAGGAAACTTGCACAGCAGGTCTAAGATTGCGCGGAGGTTGATGAGGTCTCTTTACAATCTTAATTTTGGGGCTAATCGGTTTCAACTTAGGGAGAGGAACCTCTCCATATCGGTAACCTCTGCAGATCAGAATTGATTCGAGGCGGGGAGCCTTAGGAGAAATTCAACTCGGTTTGGGGCACTCCAAAGTTATCTCGAACTTTGGAGGCTCGGTCGAAAATGATTACAGTAGCCATTTCGACGGTATTGGCAATGAGTGGAACGGTGAGAATCTGAGAACGTTGAACGTTAATGGTTGTGATTCTCTTAGCGAGTAGTTCGACCCTATCGCGTACTTCCTTGTAAGTTTTGTCGCGAACTACTCCTACTCCTGCCACGAGTTGATTTAGGAATTCTCCTGAAATGAGGAATTCTTTCTTGTCAGATGTGAGTTTGTGTCGTCGACGGCGCCACATCCGATCACAGGTGCAGACTTCCCCAAAAAGAACACAATGACATCTTGGAATCATGTCATCGATTGAACCATCTTCGCGGATCTCATTCGACAAGGCTGGAAAGAAGAGATTCTTGATATAATCAACGCCAAAGTGGTTGGGCTGCCACGAGAGAACGAAATTCGAGCGTTTAACGCGAATTAAGATCGGGTCAGCGTGTAGGATGTCGGAAAGAGCTAAACAGTCAGGCCTGACATCAAAATGGTACTTGGTCTCGCCCATCTCATGGAAGCGAAATCTTGAGTACACATTGGACGTTTCTTCTCCAAGAGATAAGAAACGTGAAACGTGGTGGATGATCTTAACGGCACACCACGCAAGAGCGACTGATGATAGAGCCCACAAAATTCCACTGGTTAAATCACGGATACTCCGAATCCTATCACATGCTTTTCGGAAGAATCTGCCAATTGATGAACTGGCAAATGCATTTCCTATTCTCACGGCGTATTTCGGTATCACGGAAAACACAGTTTCATTAGGTGGAGGACTTATCGGACGGTAGATCAAATCAATACCGACTTCTCCAAGACGATGAAGTCCCTGAAGCTCTACTGGTTGTGGAAGGCTGAACACTTCTTCACTGGGCTCAGAAAGGCCTCCGAAGTAAATCAGAGGGGCAAGCACAATGGTACACACACCAGTTCGCTCTGTTGTTTTGGCCACACGACCAAGATGTTTCCTAAAATTAAGAAACCAGGGAAAAACTTGAATTGGAACGAATGTGGACTTCTCATCAATTTTGATGTGATATTCCCTTCTATCAAGGAAAGGGGCTATCCATTGATGATCGATGCGTTCTTCAACGTCATGAAGCGAGGCATCATTCTTATCAAGTTTTTGACCTAATTCACTTTTCTTAGGAAGGTCATCCTCACCGCCGTCATCAGGAGCAGAGCTCGACTGACCGTCGTCCTTGCTGGAATTCGCATCAGGTGCACTACCTGAATTTGAATTCGAACTTCCCGACGTTGACTGCGATGGCGTGGTCCCCTGTCCAGACTGATTGGTCGTCTTCCTCGGTCCCCGTTTAGACTTTTGAGGGCTCTTGCAGTCTCTGGACAAGTGGTTTGGTGATTGGCATACAAAGCAACACTTGCGGCCATCGGCCAACACACCATTACCCTTCGGTGGCTGAACACCGGCATTCCTTGGTTTGCCTTTAGGCTTAGCAGTATTCTGAGTTTTACCGCCTCGACGATTGGAGTTGCTACCGCCGACCTGGGCCTTTGACTTGACCCCCTTCTGGGGCACCTTCGACCCGGACGAAGGGTTTTGTTTCTGGGGCTCAGATCCCCTCTGAACGTTCGACTCCTTACCAGTTGCTTCCTCCTTGTTGTCAGTCCTCTGGTGTTCTACGACCAGCGCTGTTGCTCCGCGTCCCACAGGGGCTTCTGCCGGTTTCTCAAGTGTAATCACAGGTAGTCTATCTACATTATTTACATTGGTATTTACAACTACTTGTGATGCGACATTGGAAACTTCTCCTTGATGTTGGGTTGACGCAGCGGACGTCACTGTCAGACCTTCCGAACTTGGAGGCACCACGCCCAGATTTTCAGCCTCTGCAGCGTTTAGTCTCGCAATGAATGATCCAACTTCAGATGCGACCGTTCTCGAAGTCGAGGGCATGCCTAACGATTTGTTCTCAGGTTTAGAGGTCATTATGCATGTTGAGAGTCTACACACTTGGGGCTTGTCGACAAAAG